AGGAGTTAGTGCGCTGTAGCCCGCTTGCGTGATCTGCATCATGTTTGTGATCGGCGTTGTGTTAGCGATCCCCGTTGTAAGCGACCCGACTGCGTTCGCGACATCGGCCACAGCGAGAGTGACAGCACCCGTGCGACCAGCCACAGAAGATACCCCCGCCGCCGCCGGGGTTGATGGAACCCATGCAGCCCCGTCCCATGTGGCTACTTGGCCATTGATAGCATTAGACTGAGTGATCTCAGAAAGCGGGTGCGTGTGAGCGGCAGTTGCGTAATCAGTTGAATTGGTCCCCGCCGCCGTGCCGAGGGTGGGCTTGTTGAGAATTTCAGAAGGCCCAGATGTGGAAGCCCAATTTGCTTGTGTGCCACCACCCAAAACCGAAGTTCCGCCGAGCGTTATATCTCCCCCGGAAGGCAACTCAAGAGTCCCGTCCGTCTTAAAACTCCATTGGTTCGTGTTATTATTATTCCCAATAACAATCCCGCCTGAGTTCCGCTCGATTTTTACAAATTGGTAATCATCCCCCAAGTAGAGATCAACATTGCCGGGGTCTGCTGTAACTAAGTGAAGATGTCCCGTTTCAGGGAGCATTGAGGTTGCCCCAACAGTAAGCTCCAAATTAGGTGGGGTTGGATACCCTGAGTAAGCGGATGTGATCGGATCGTCTAATCGTATACTGAATCCTGTTCCCGTGCTGCCTGCTGGGATGGTAAATACTTTTTGATTTACGTAATTCCCACCAGAAATAAACCAATCGCCAGCGGCAAAAATTCCAGTCAGAGCGGAGCCGAGATTGCCAGAGGTGATTCCGGTGATGGTGTAAGCCCAGTTAGCATCCTTGCCGCCATTAGCTGTCCAATCGTCGGAGATATGGGAACCAGCGTCAGTAAGAGTGACTGTTATGGTTGCTCCAGCAGAAAACCCAATATCGTTTGTGAGCGCGACGCCCACAGTTGGTCGAATGACAAGCCCTTGACCCGCAGTGGCGTTTGGAGGGGTGAGGGTGAGCGATCCTTCATCGGCGGCAGAATCCGAAATCGTGCCGCCGTTGGGTAAAGTTAAATCGCCATTATTTTGCAACTCAATGTGCTGGGACTTATCGAGCGAATACAACTCGTCGTGGCTGTGCAAGGCAGGCGCACCGATTGCCACTACGGTATTCGAGGACGGGTGCTTGCCGTGCCAGACCTGATCGGCCCAGTTTACGGATACCTCTCCCCCCTCAAGTTGCTCTGGGAGAGGAACCTTGTCGGCAATAGTGCTCTTCTTCGGAATTATTTTTGGAGAAGCCATTATAGAATGGGTTGCCCTCGCGGGATTGGAACCCGCAAGGGACTTTGGGGTTAGGGATTTTTAGTAAACGCCGCCGTCGATAATGAATCCTTGAATTTCAAGGTCTGTGCCATCTGCAACCAAGTGACCGCTGGATTTCAAGCCAATCCAAGCGCCGGGGCCGCCCAATCCGCCACCTGCGTTAATGTCTAGAGTGCCAAAGCTCCTCACTGTTGCGCTATTAGTCGCGACATTAAGTTGGACTTGCCCGTTAAGAATTTTGAAATCGGGAAAAGAGGCGTTCCCGATACTAACATTCCCGTTGATTTGGGTCGTTCCCGCAGTCGTTCCAGCAAGATCAATGTTCTGCGTCTTGGCTTCGAGGTCGGTGATGTTAGTTCCGCTGACTGTGCCAGAAGCAACAATGTCGCCGCCAATATCGAGAAGAGTCCCGGTGCCAGAAAGCGTTAGTTTCCCCTCTCCCCAAATTTCCCCGTTAATCTCCGTCGAACCTGCCGCAACCGACCCGAAATTCTGCGTTAGGTTTTCGAGGTCGTCGATGTCACCTTCCGCAGTCGTAACCCGTCCTGAGAAAACAGAATCGATGGCAACTGTGTAGCCAGCATTCTCGTCGCCAGTTACGGAGATTTCGTTTGCGGTTCCGCTAACAACGGCATCCACATTGTCGAGCTTTTGCCAGCCTGTGCTGGTTTTGACGATGGCATCGCCAACTTTTAGGTCAAAGCTCACAGCAGGGTCGGGTGTAGAAGGATCGGCGCCACCAAACTGTGCGTTGTAAGTTCCAGCAACATCTACGCGGTAATACGAGCCAGTTGTGAGATCAATATCTACGTTATCAAGCTCAAATGGCCCATTAATAACGCTCATAAATGCGCTAAGATCGCCGACATAGTGGAACACCGATCCAAGAGCGGAAATGGCCGTATCGAGGTCGGTTTTACGAACAGAATCATTGTCGTTCACTGGCGCAGACAGATTAGTAATCCGTCCAGAATTCATGTCGATTAACCCAGCGCCAGACATAGTAATGTCACTCACGGTGACATCAAGAGATGTAAATTTACCACTTGAAGCGATGTTTGCGCCAATAGCACAGTTATCAATAGGCGAGCTAGAAATCTCCGCACCGTTAATAAAGAGAGCGTTTACGCCATTGTTGAGCGAGCCGCCTGTGATCGCAACCGAATCGGCATTCTGCGTGGACATCGTGCCGAGATCGCCTGTGGCTGTGGTTATCGCGTCTGCAACGAATGCCTTGGTCGCGAATGTGCCTGAGCCGCCAACGATTTCGTTGATCGTGCCGCCATTCCCGTCGTCTATGCCGACGTAAAGATTTTTAGCCGCTTGGTCAATCGCGATGCGTCCCGCCTCCAGAGTTGGGGGTGGGGTAATGCCGCGCAAGATTTTAATGATTGGATTTGCCATGATATTTATTTAGTTGTTTGTTGTTTGTTGTTAATATGTTCCTGCATCTAATGTGCTTACTAATAGGGTATATTCGCTTGTATCTGTACTCCACCTCCACGCTTCTGCTGTATCAGAAGCGATGTAGATGAACGCCGCATCCCCGACCACGGGGAAGCTGGCTAGGTTTGGAAAAACAGTGACCCCGCCACTGGATAACGGCTTAACAACTCCAGTTGAATCCACGGAACTGAATGTTCCGTCAGCGGCCAAAAATACCTTTGCGCCAGACGGCGGGGCACTAGGAGTTGACGGATGGTTCCCAAATTCAATAGAGGCGATAGCCATTTAATTTTCCATATGAGCGGCAGCGGGGTTTGCCCACTGCCGCTCAGAGCGGGATTGGCTACTTAGGAGTTCGCAGGGCAGGCGGCGTCCTCGATTGGGAGGTTGCAGCGCAAGTGGCGAACGACGAACCCGTATTGTGGGAACACGGGCTTAGTGCCGCTGGCAAACACACCCCGGAAGAACCCGTAGTTGCCATCGGGATTTTCGGTGCGGTGTTGGATGTTCAGCCACCTCCAGTCTCCACGGTAGGACTGCGGATCGAACTTCAGTTGCCCGAAGTTCTTCGCGGGAGGCATGACAACATGGCGAACGGCTTCTTGGTGGAAGACGATCGTGTCTTCTGCCTGCGCGGTCTCATAGGCGGGGTTTTCGATCAGCTCCGCATTTGCGCCTGTTCCAGTCCAGATGTAAGGCGGGACTTCGGTCCATGTTTGGTTAGGCGAAGTGCCTGTGAGGTTGTAACGCGGAGGATGCACATCGTCGGCGAGCCAGAAGCCCTTGAACATCTTCTCAACGCCGAGCGGAAGAAGAAGTTCAGGAACGCGGTCGCTCCAACGAAGGTCCTGACGATATTGGGTCTCCTGAGCGATCATCTCGCTGGCTTCCATACCGACGATAGCCATAAACGAAGGGCGTCCGTCCACGGTCCCGTAGGATTTTTTGCCTGCGCCAGCACGAACTGAGCGTGCGTAGAGCCGTTTCAGAATGCCACCAGTCAGGCGAGCTGTAGGTGCTGTCTTGGCGAAATCGCTGTTGACAGGCTCCAGCCATCCGGAAGCGGTAGCGATGAACTTGTTCGGGCAAAGCCGGATATATTCAGCGCGGTTGCGGTTGATCCACACCTGACGGGTGTTCTCAGAGAGAATCTCCATCATGTGCGAGAGCTGCTGCTCGGCTTTGTAGGCCGTCATCAGGTCAGTCAAGCAAACGTCGGGAGACTCCAGCGAAGTCTGTTGGAGGTTATACTCCGCAAACTTGTTGGTGATTTCGAGACGTTGAACAGGAGGAATACAAGCTCCACCAGCCGTGCCGTCAGAGACTTCCACGTTCTCCCACTCCAAAGCGTTCTTGGGAAGTGAGCGGCCCATGGTGAGGACACGCAGAGAAGTTCCCATACCTTCGGGCCATGACTCCTGTTTAGGAAGGTCAAGCCAGATGCTGGTGTGAAGCCCGCGAGAATAGATTTCCGGAGAAATCTGGTTCTCCAGCCGGACCATGATGTCGTTAATGTTTGGTGCTGCCATAATAGTAAATGCGTTAAAAGTTGAGGTTTTGGAAAATCCATTGGCCGACGCCCGAGTTGTTTGTTTTGGTTCCAACCCGAGTCGAATCCGCCACCGCACCTTGCGGGTCTGGGCGTTCCGTTTTTAATCTGTCAGCAATGGGTTTTCGGCCTCACGCGCACCGGATGGAGTAAGCAGCCCCAACTCGCAATATGTAAGGTTTAAACTATCTGCTTAAACCTGTCAAAATAATATTTTATTTATTTTTAACGAGCGCCCATTCGCCTAATTTCGCTCAGGGCATTTTCCATAAAGCCGCCGTTGCCAAAGCCCATGGCCCCGGCGCTGTCACGGCCCGAACTGGACACCCCCGGCGTTGCGCTGTCATACTTGGAGAGCTTCTCTTGCGAGGATTGCAGTTCTTCGAGCGCGGCCTCTAATTCGGTTACGAGCACAGGGAACGCCGCCGCACGATGGAGGGCTTCCGCTCGCTCGCGAACGGTGAGTTTTTCAAAGCGGTCGGGAGTCGCGAAGCTCCGGACTGTTTCCATTTTTTTATTCCAGTCTTCGTCGCCATCTACATTAGAAAGGACGGGGAAATCGTCTTCAAGCTGCTTCCAAACATCAGAAATAGATTTCTCCCACTGCCCGCGCTCCTCGGACATGCGGGCTTGTTGCTGCTCGCGCTGGCTGCGGTAAATGTTCTCTAAAGACTCTTTGGAATTCTCGCGCAGACTGCTCTCCCGGGCGTTGATGTCGTGATATTTTTCGACGTGTTGATAGAAGCGGTAGCGGTCGAACTCGCTCATGTCAGCCGTCACACGGCTCACGCGATCAGGGTCCCCGCTCCGCACTGCCGCTACGACCGCATCTTGGTCAATCTCCGCGTAGCGTTTGGCGATGTCTGAAATAGCCGAAGCAACTGTCTCGCGGGGTTGCGTGATTTCTTTGTGAAAAACCTCCGTGGATTCAAGTTTCGTCACATAAGCTTCCTTTTCGTAATCCGCCATTTTGGACTTCATGGCTTCGTAGTCCCCCCTCAAGCGCTCAAGCTCGGCATTAGCCTCTACATTTTCTGTAGGCGTTTGCGCGGCCTGCTTTTCTTCCGCAGCCGCCCTAAGCTGCCGCTTGAGGTCACGCGCCTCATAACGAAGCTTCGTAAAGGCAGCTCTCTGCGAAGCGGGCATATTGGCCGTCTCGCGTCGGATGTCCGCTTCGGCCTTGGAGTCTTCATCATCCCGACCCTCCGGGGATTGAGAAGTCGAGACCTCCTGTGCGGGAGCTTCGGGGACGGGGGTAGAGCTTTTGGGGCTCTCCTCTCCTCCGGACAACGCCGTGAGCGCGTTCGAAATAAACGAACTCCCGCTGCTGGAAGACTCGGAGGTCGCGGTGGATGTTTCGGGGGTAGATGCGGCAGGGGCCGCTACTGGTGCTGCTGGTGTTTCGGTTGGCATAGATTATTCTGTCGGCACGAGGTCGCCCCATGGAGAGCGCTCGGCTCGCTTCAATACTCGTTCCCGCGTGAGGTTTCGGAGCGCGTTGGCGAATCCGAAATACCCAGCACGGTGAACGTGTCGAAGCGCAAGGAGGTTGTTCAAATCTGATTGGGAAGGAATGACCGAGCTGGATTCGCTAGCCACGTAGGAAGGAACGGAGGGGGCGTAGGCGGCTTCGAGAGTTTCCACAGCGTCCTGAAAAACAGGGTCTTCGAGAATCTCCACAAGTCTTTGGCGTTTGACTTCGTCTTTGGCCCATTGTTCAAGGGAAACGGGTTTCGGGAGTTCGCGCCTAGCGGCGACTCTGGTTTTTCTTGGCATAAATTATTTGCGCGGCCTGCTCAGGTCCAGAGCCAGCTTGGTGTCGGTTTGGAATTTGCGGAGGCTCGCCCGGTTTTGAACGTCTTGAGTTTTAAGCGCCATTTTCGCTTGGTGCTGCTCGGACATGATTTGCATTTTGAGCTGATGCTCCTGCATTTTCATTCCGAGTTTGCTCATCTGCTCTTGCTGGGCTTCGTCGCTTGGAGTGAGGCGCTGGGCGAGCTCGGCCATACTTTCGGCCCGCGCTGAAATTTGTTGGAAGGCTTTGCGGAATTCTGTGAACTGCCCCTCGCGGGTCGGGTCCTGCGACATCGCCTCGATGTGAGGCTGAGTGTGTTGCAGCAAGGTCTGTATGTAACCGAGCGCGGGCATGGCAGGAGTGGGATCGGTGTCCCCTTTTTGAGTGAGGAGCTCCTCGACCTGTTGCAACTCTTCATTCGCCTTACCGAGATGAATCTGGGCGTGGATAAGGTCGTTTTCCCCGGGCATCGGAACGATATTCGGGTCTGTGCGGAGCGAAGCGTTTTCTAGTTCGGCCATGCGGGCGTCCACGACAAAGCGGGGTTTCTGGGACCTCCCGACATACTGGGCGGAAAGATCGCGGCCAAATTTTTCGCTGTAGAAATCACGCAAAAACCGCCCGCGTCCTACTTCATCCAACATCCCCACAGTCTCCATGCCGCCATCATAAGCCCGCAGTCTCGCACCAACAGAGCCGCTTCCAGCCGAGCGGTACGGCTCGACACGCTCGATGGCGAAAACATCTTCCGGCATGACGCCCCGCAGAGCCAATCGGGTGTAGAAGCCTTGGATTTCAGGATACCTGTCGTTGTCGGGCCCGATCCGCTGAATGCGGCGGAACTGGCCGGAAAGCAACCTGCGCCAAGTTCTATAAAAACGCGTGACTTGCGCCCCGGTCAAAGTGCCTTCCCGAAGTTGTTGATAAGTTTGGCCGTACTTCGTATTCGCCTGCTGAAGCTCTCCCTGCGGGCCGGGGAGGCCGAGGTTGGTCCGCATGACTGACGACAAATCCTGAATCATTGGCAGAGCGTTCTGTGCAAGATTCGGGTTGCTGCGCTGCTGGATAACATTGGCTTCGGGGGGCAACCAAGCCACAGGCCCGTTGAGAACGAGGGCGAAATCCTCCATGGACTCCGGGTCGTTTGGCTGAAGCAGAATCGCCATGCTGTGTGCTGTCGAATCCAGCGCGGCACAGCGGAGACGGTTTAGCGCTTGGGCTTCGGGGTAGGCTCTCCACAAGTCCCCGCGCACGGAATGGTATTTTCCGTTGCGCCCGACGCGGGAGGTGAAAATTGCGAAAAGGTCTTCGTTGCCGGGGTAGCGGCTTGGGCGCTTGAAAAGGAAGTCCTCGCCCGTTCCATCTTCGTTGAAAATATAATGGGAATAAGCCCCGTCGAATTCCCGAACCAACGCGTGGACACAGTCCGCCTCCGAGGCTTTGGAGTAGGTGCTGCCAAAGTCGTTGTTCGTAAGTTCGTCCACGGTCTCGGCCCAGTAGCGGCCCCATGAGCGGGCTTTGACGGAGCTGTTGGTCGTGGCTCGCACCAATGTTGCGCGGGCCTCATCGACATTCCAGCCCGCCCCTTTCGCGATCTTTTCGTCTTTGACGAATTGGTAAAGGACATGAACGGGGATTTTGTCTCGGATGAACATGACATCGACCGAGTCCTCGGAGGCTCGGCACTGGCGGGCAATCAGAAATTCATCAAGCCCCGCTGACTTCCACTTCCAAGTCGTCTCGTCAGGAAAATAAGCAAGCGACACCCCGTGCTGGGACAGCTCATTCACCAGCATATCCCAAAACGGGTAAAAATCCGACCAGTCGTGACGGTTAAGTTGCGTGAACTCTTCGCCAATGATCGCGGCCTTCTCCTCGCGCTCGCTGCCGCCAGCATCGTCCACGGTCTCTGGAAAATAAAAACGGGCGAGGTCCGCCGTGGAGTCGATCAGGTCTGTGTATGTCGCGTTGCGCTCATCTAACAATCCGGACAAATCGTGAAAGTTGAGATTGAACCTCCCCTCCTGCTCGATGCTCTCGTCCTCATACGGAGGAGCGCCGTCCGCTGCGTCCCGAACAAGGGAGCGGTTGTGAGCGCTTTTCTCGTCGTCTCGTAAGAACCGCGTGTAAACCGAGTGCAAGGATTTTAGATTTTTAACTCTGGCCCCGGGTTTTCCTGTCTCCGGAAATGGCTGTAAATCCAAGCTGGATGCCGACGACTCGTTTGATGATGAATTTTTACGGGGTCTTTTCACAAATGCGTTTGTGCATACTCCAGTTTAAACCTTGTGTCAACGAATTAAATTTAGCCCGCGAGCGCTGCCCATTCGCAAGGTGGGGCCGGAGCCCTCGTAAATCAAAGTTTTGAATGACTTCTTAGGGATGAGCCCGCCCATTTTCAGCTTCTTTTTCCGGAACTCCGACCAGTTTTCATTTTTTTGTTTTCCTGTTTTAACTCCCGCTTGAGCGCGGAAGCCAAGCCGGGTGCGGCAAAGATCGAATAATACAAGGAACGCATCCGCTATGTCCGGTGAAGCCCCCGTTCTACCTTTCATTTTTTTCTTCGGCTCGATGGCAACCGTGGCGTCCAAGCTCCCCGCAGTGGCCCCTGTAGTGTATCTGCGGGCCGTCAATTCCCGGGCGAGGTCCGGTTCTATCCCGCGAATTTGACCAAACTCCATGTAGTTTCGCGCTTCAAACCACAACTCGGTCACACGGTTTGCGTAACGGTCCTTCGCCATCGCACGGTCTTCACCAACGCGACTCATTGTGGACTTGCCCCCGAACTGGGAGCGGAACACTTCTGGGCTCCACTCTCGGGCCACAATATCCCCGAACGCGGGGGAGCCACTCACATCAACGCCCGCGTGCCTCGCGGTGACGCCCCTGCCCGTGCTCTCTTTTTTAAACGCCCGTGCGATCTGGAAATTTCGAGGGATGGTTTTCTCCGTCATATCGTCCTTTAAAATTTCGTAGCCCGTCAGAATCAGCACGCTGAGCCCCGTGTGCATCTCCTCCCCAAACAGACCAAAATAGGTCACTGTCCGATCTCCTTCGTTCGTGAACCCCGGGTCAGTCCCTGCGACGGGAACTGGAGGAGCAGCCCACTCCACATCCGCCCTCTCCGCGCCGAAGAAAATAATATCGGTCTCTGAAAATACGGTCTTCTCTCCGCCCTCGGGAGGGAAATAGCCGCGCCACTGACGCCAAAACCCGAACGAATCCTCGCCCATGTTTTTCTTCGCCTCCTCAAGGCGCTTGACGGTCGGGAGCCACGGATACAGAGAGTCGTCATTGTTTACAACATTGGGAGAGAGTGTGGCGTCGAAGCGGATCGCGTGCCCGTAGATCGTCTCCCACTCGAAGTCTTCGGGCGAGATGCTCTTCCAACCCGCTTTGGGAGTGGCAAAGATGCCGTGCGCGTCATAGTAGCTCGCAGGGTTGCCGAGGCCGATGGCTTGGCAATACGGGTTAGCAGTGAGGTTGGAAATCGCGGCCTGCATGATTGCGGGCGAAAGCTCCGGAAGCTCGTCGGCAATGAGGATCACCCGCTTGTTTTTGATGCCGATTATTTTTCCCGTCGCTTCCTTCTCCCGCTTCTTTTCTCCGGGGATCAGCTCGATACCGCACTTCTCGCTTCCACGAACGCCCATGGCATCACTCAGTCGAATCAGTCCGAAAGATGACGCGAGTTTTCCGACAACACGGATGCCGTCTGGAAGAGCGTTCCAATAGTCTTCAATCGAACCCCAGATGCGCTTGCGGCTCTCACGCAGAGTGGTGCTGGTGCAGAGGACCTTGGTGTCGAGCGGAGCGGCCAGCCAGTTGACGATCCCCCACACAGCCGCCGTGTCCGTCTTGGAGCTGCTCGCGCACCCACTGACCGAAGAAAAGTTGTAGCTACACCACTCGTCAATCATGCGTTCACCCCATGGGTTTCTGAAAAAGGGTTTGCGGCTTGTGGCGGGCCACAGCATCGCGACGACATTCCAGAAGTGCTCGGCCTTCCCAAGCCCGCCGTCAGCGACTGAGAGGCCGGATAAAAAACAAACGAGTTCGATCTGAAGTTGGTTCATCTCACCCCAGTCTCGACCGTAAAAATAATTCCCGGGGATTGGGGGTTGCGCGGCGACTACGGGACTAACGGGTTTTTTCCCGGCTCTGGTTTTTTTATTTGCCATAGCCTTTTTGTAAGTCGCTGGCGGGGGGTATCAACTTGTCCCCAGTTGTCCCCAGAGGAGTTAAGTCGTTGATTATCAAAGCGACCCTAACGGGATTCGAATGCCTTAGTTTTGTCATGCCAAGTGGCTGCTTTGCACTACAAAGCGGCTCCCAGATTGAGTTAGGTTATGCAGAGTGATGCAACCACATGAAGAAAAACTGAACGAATTTGTCCCCACATTGTCAAACCCTGCATGAGAGAAAAAACGTACGAAAAATTGGAGCAGGGGCTCAAAGCAAAAAAATCGGTTGTAATACGGATTGGGGGGCGGCGGCTCGCAGTTCACCCTGAAAAAGGTAGAGACAGATGGACGATATGCTGGCACGATGGGATTAAGCGCCAGAAGAAAAATGTCTCTGACGAGGCCGAAGTTCGCGGGCTGGTTAAAAAAGTTGTAGCGGCTTTTGAGCAAGGAGAAAAAGTTGTTGACAACCTTTCCGCAGAGAGGCTGAGCGACTATATTGACATTGACACAACTCTTCGAGGTGTCAACCTCCACGAGCTAGTGGCACACTATAAAGCCCACCTCAATCAACAGTCAGCGCCTCTTTCGGAGGTCTGTGAAAAGTATAGGGAATCCATTTCCGATAAAAGCGAGCGCCATCAGAATACAGTTCGCTTACACCTTAAAAAGTTGTGCGCGGCATTTAAAGGCTCGATAGCTGCCATCAAGGCTACTGACATTGACGAGTACCTAAAAAGCTACCCGGGGGCTAAGACCAAGAAAAACCACCGAGTTAGTATTTGTTCTGTCTTTGCCTACGCCCAACGAAAAGGAATCCTACCAGTTGGGTTGACCGAGGCACAAAAATCTGAACGTCCGACGACTTCCATTGTCGAACCTTGTGTGGTATCATCACAAGACCTAACTAAACTGCTAAGTGAATGCACCAACAAACGGCTATCCGCTTATATGGCAATCGCCGCGTTTGCTGGGGTCCGCTCAGCGGAAATCCAACGTCTTAGATGGAGAGATATTCGCGAAGAGGTAGACGACGCTGGGTTTGGGGCAATTGTCCTCGGACCCAAAATCACCAAGACTAACCGCCGTCGAATAGCGGAGGTCTCCCCGAACCTGAGAGCATGGATTGATAAACTGCGAGGAGAGCCGGATGAATTCGTTACTTACCCAGAAGAGGAATTTTACAGCTTGTATGAGCACCTCTCCAAGCTTTGTAAAAAACTTGGCGTCACGAAAGAGCAGAACGCATTCAGGCATACCTTCGTTTCGTGCCATATCGAGCTGCACCGAGACGGGCCGCGAACAGCTAAAACCGCAGGGCACAGCCTCACGATGCTGGAGACTAATTATCTTAAATTAGTCTCGCGAAACGAAGCGGACGCTTGGTTCAAAATTTTTCCCCCAGAGACAAAAACATACGCCCCGGTGGTCCTTAAACCAAAAAGATCAAATCGTCGTATAAAAGACTTGGTAGCTGAGAGAAACACCAGCTTCCAACAACAACAAAAGAGAAAATAAAATGCCAAACCAACTAAGTGAAAGCAAAATCCGCATGACTTATAGCGAGTTTTCGGATGTCTACGAAACCATAAAAGCCTTGGCCCTTCGCTCCCGAACCGATGTGAGCCAAATAGTCAGGAACGCGACCTCCGACTTCCTGCAAAAACACAAGCACGGGCGGTGGGTCCCGGCCCAGTATAAATCGCCCGCTGAAATCCGTGTCGATGTAATGAGGCGCATCAGCTACACTGAGTGGCGTGATGTGAACGAAGAACTAACGGCGATGGCCTCTGCCGAAAGGGTGGACAAAGCAGACCTCCTGAGAGCTGCGGTTCACACCTACCTCGCGAACCTGAAAAAATAATGGACCCTTTTCTGACTCCCCGCGATGTCTCAGTAAAGATGAAGGTGAGCGCTCGCACGGTTGCCACATGGTTGAAAAATGGGATGCCCCATTTTAAACTGGGCAAAACCGTGCGGGTCTCCCCCGACGATCTCAATTTATGGATAAAACAAAACCGCAGAAAAAACTCGTTGCCATTGACCCGGGAGCTAGTGGAGGTCTTGCTTGGAGGACCGATACGAAAACGGAAAGTATCAAAATGCCAGAAACAGAAGGAGACATTCTCAACGTGCTGAGAGGGTTTAATCATATTGATACTTGTGTAATCTTGGAAGAGGTTGGCGGGTATGTTGGCAAAGCCCAGCCGGGCTCCGCTATGTTCGTTTTTGGCCGTAACACAGGCTTCCTGATTGGCGCGATCATGGCTCTCGGATTCAGGCTGGAAATGGTGAGGCCCCAGACATGGCAAAAAAACCTCGGGATAGGCACGAGTCGAACCTGCGCTTCCAAGACCGAGTGGAAAAATAAATTGAAGGCGCTGGCTCAACGCAAATTTCCTGACGCAAAAGTGACGCTCGCAACAGCGGACGCGCTCCTAATTCTCGACTACGCCGAAAACCTTTGAAACTTCTCCCATACCAGTCTTCACACGCTGAACGCATAGAATACGCGTTACGTGACCGTGGGCTCGCCATCGACGGAAGTGACCCGGGCGTAGGTAAAACCTACGTTGCCGCGCACGTCGCCAAGTCCATAGGGGCTCGTGTTCTGGTAGTATGCCCTAAAGTTTCTATCCCTCCGTGGAAAAAAATACTGAACGGGTTTGGCGTCCCTATCCTCGATGTAGTGAACTACGAAAAACTGCGGACGGGGAAAACTCCGCACGGTTGTTGGAACCAACGAAAACAATTTAGCTGGGATGTTCCGGAAGGCACTCTTGTTATTTTCGACGAGGTCCACCGCTGTAAAGGGAAAGACTCGCAAAATGCAAAAATGCTACGGGACATTCACACTTCAACAGCTCGGCCTTACGGGCCTGATTTATTGCTTCTGTCGGCGACACTGGCTGAAAATCCGATGGAGTTACGCGCTGTGGCCCATGTGGCGGGGCTCAGTGACTGGCACTCCTTCTGGAGTTGGCTGCTCCGCAACGGATGTAAGAAGGGGCGCTTCGGGCTTGAATTTAATAAGCACAGGCAGGATGTCCTGACCCGCCTGCACGATGAGTTTTTCGTTAAGCGCGGCTCTCGGATTCGCATTGCCGACTTGGGGGACCAATTTCCAGAAACGCAGATCACCGCCGACGCTCTGGACTTCGGGGATGAAATTGACCGCATTTACAAAGAAATGGATGCAGAATTATCCGCTTTGGAAGAAAAAGCGGAGAACGATAAGCCCGCTCAAGCCCTTACCATCGCGCTCCGTGCAAGGCAGCAAGTCGAACTGTGCAAGGTCCCGGGCATCGTCTCGCTGGCGCAAGATTTTTTAGACGAGGGAAAATCGGTCGTCGTCTTTACAAACTACCGAGCAACCCTTGATGCTCTATGCACAAAGCTAAAAACAAAGTGTGCGATTCATGGAGGGCAAGACGCGGACGAGCGACAAAACTGCATCGAAAGGTTTCAGGCGAACCAAGAGCGTGTGGTAGTCGTCAACATCGTGGCGGGGGGAGTCTCGCTGTCCCTCCACGACATACACAACACAAACCCGCGTGTCGCTCTTGTGTGCCCGACCTACAGCGCCACCGACCTCCGACAGGCTCTGGGGCGGGTTCATAGGTCAGGCGGATCGAAGTCTCTGCAACGAATTTTGTTCGCCGCAGGAACCATTGAAGAAAAAATTTGTGCTCGGGTTTCTGCAAAACTCGAACGCCTCGACTTACTTAATGACGGGGACTTCAACACCTCGAAAAATACTTTGAACGAAATTCAAGATACCTCGTCTAAGGTTGAAACAGAAATCATGTCAAAGAATAAACCTGAAAACAAATTAGAGCATGAAGACAGAGCGCACAGCAAGCACTCCCCGTCTTCCTTGGAGAACAAAGCTCGTTGCCCCGGGTGGTTTAACGACCCCGACCCAAACAAGGACCGCAGTGCGGCAGACCGAGGATCACTTGGGCACGAAATGGTGGAAAAAGACGACTTTGACATGGCCCCGGACGACCTAGAACTGACCGAGGCTGCGGTGCGGTGCAAGCAATTCATGGCCCGCTTTAACAAGCCGGGGACAGTCCATCACAAGGAGCTTCGCCTCCCTATACAAGACCAATTCGGACACCTCGATCACTTGTTCATTCACACGGACCCATACGCGGATTTAGTGGACTTGAAATTTGCTCGGAACTTCTACAGAGCCGATACGGGGCAGTTCTGGGCTTACATGATCGGAGTCTGGGACAAGTTTCCAAATGTCAATGAAATACGAGTATGGGTTCTACACCCATTCCTAGACCGTGTTGATACGGAGACCTACACCAGAGAAGGAGACTACAACAGGCTCCACGCGACTGTCGCAAGTATCATCCAACGTGCCAACGAATGCGACCCCTCCACATTCCGAGTTGGCAAGCATTGCACCTACTGTGGCCGACTCTCAACCTGCCGTAGCTGGGCAGAGATCGGTGTGAGCATTGCTTCGCGCTACGGCAAGGAAGCGGAGAAATACACTCTCCCGGCAACTGGTTCCACACAGGGCTCTGAAGTGGAAGATGTGGAGACGCTCGCGATTCTGTGGCGCATTGCTCCCCTTGTGAAAAAAGCAAGTGAAGGCTGGCGCAAGGCGGCTCTTCAAAAACGGCTGGAGGGTTTTGACATCCCCGGACTGACCCTCGCGGAGAGAGCTGGATCGCGGGAGATAACCAATGCTGCTGGAGCGTTCGAGGCTGTGGCAGACCGCGTAAAGCCGGAAGATTTTATTCAAGCGTGCGACGTAAAAGTCGGCGCACTCGAAAAGATTTTTGCGGAGACCTATCCCCGTGGGGAGAAGGGTTCCTCAAAAAAGGAGCTAATGACGAGGCTAATTGACGCCTCTGCAATAAGCTCCGGAGCCCCTTCGCAGGAGCTAAGGGAACTCAAATAAACCAAACCAAAAATACACAACACAAATAATACTATGGCATCAATGTCATTCAGCGATAAAACCCCCGAACCCGTAATTGAAGCGACCGCCGAGGAAATCCGCGACGTGCAAGAAGTGAGCGCCACCCTAGCTGTGCGACCCGCTGCGCCAGTTGCAGTCTATGTCGAAGGAGAGGACGCCGAAGGTGAGTTTTCTTCTCGCGACATCCAATGGCCCGGGCTCTCGCTCGTAACAAAAACATCGTCAGATGCCGAAATTTACGGCGTAGGCGCGTGGCTCATCGGCAAGGAGACGCCCGTTGGCAAATACACGGAGCCTCTAAAGGTCGTCGCTGTCAAAATCCAGAAAGCGTATCAGGAGCAAATTCCTTTTGGCACGGGCGCTCGCGCTCGCATGTTCCGCACAGCCGACGAAGTTCTTCAGGCTGGCCTGAGCCTTGAATGGGGCTCGGAAGCCCGCGCTGCCGAAGTCTTGGGAATCCGCTTCTGGCTTCCACAACCAGAGGGGGTGGATGCGCCTCACGTTTTTACGCTTGAGGGACCGGAAGGTTATGGCGCTATCGTTAAGTTTTTCGCGGCCCGGACCACCTACGGGACCGTTGGGAAGACGCTCATCAGCGCGAGCCAGAGCTTCCTACGCATGGATCGTGGAGGCTTGCCGTCCGGAGCGTGGGAGATGACGGCCACAAAAGAAGCGAAGAACGGGAACACTTGGCTGCTGCCCCGTCTCAAGCCCGCAGGCAAAACCTCCCCCGACTTGGCGGCGTTTCTTAGATCGCTCGGGGTTTAAACACAATGCATACACCATTACCGATTTTGCGTAAGCGGGCGGAAGTGGACCTCATGCACTTTGCAGCTTCCTCCGGGGCAGACCCGGAGGAGGTATGGGGGACGCTTATGACGGCACAAAGCAAGCCAGAAGTGCTTGAACACAGCGAAGCAGGGGAAGGCTTGTGGGAGTCGTTCCTCGTTCTTAGAAGCGCCGAAAAAGCGGCCCTCACAACTTTCGCTTCTTAGAAGCGGCGGACAAACCGGGAGTGTCCGAAAAGCACCTTAGCGGTCTTGGCTTTCCGCTACTCATAGCAGCCTGCGCTCGGCTGTAGGTCAACCCCGGGGGAGCGCACCCCTTTTTTTCATGGAAACAATAGCATTCGACTTTGAAACATTTTACGACAACGAAACCAGCGCCTCCCCGCTTGGGACGCACGCCTATTTTGACGCGCTTTCGCTGGAGGACATTTACCGTGTCACTTTTGCCAGCACTTGTGGATTTGAGTGGGTGGGACACCCCAAAGACGCCGATTGGAGCGTGCTGACGGGCAAGATCGCGCTGGCCCACAACGCGGGGTTTGAAATTCAAGGCGTCCGGCGCTTGCGTGATCTTGGAGTCAAGATTCCAGACCCTGTAGCGTTACACGATACGGCTGACTTGTCTGCATACTGTGGATACCCAAGGGCTCTGAAAGGCGCTGCCCATGCGGTTCTCGGGGCTACCGTGGACAAAGGAATCCGAGACCGGGACATGAAGGGCAAGCACTGGCGCGACATGGATCAAGATTTGAAAAGCGCAGTAGATGAATACGCGCTGGAAGACGCCCGCCTCACTCTCAAGCTCTGGACCACGCTCAGCTCCAAGTGGCCCGAAGAAGAGCGTATTGCATCGCGCCTGTCCCGCGAGTGGGCGGCATTCGGAATTTATGCCGACCTCGACCAGATGGACGCCTCCATCAAACGCCTCAAGCAGACGGTTTGGGAGGCAGAACGCGGGCTCCCGTGGGTTGTCGCGGGTTCTACAAAGCCACTAAGTCCTAAAGCCCTTGGAATGGCTTGCCGTGAGGTGGGCATCCCTGCTCCAGCGTCTCTCGCTATCGGCAACGAAGACTGCGATGCGTGGATGGAGACATACGGGGACAAGTATCCTTGGGTGATGGCGATGAGAAACTGGAGGAGAGCAAACGCCCTCATCAAAAAGCTTGAGAGCATGAAAGTCCGGACCATCGACAACCGGATGCGCTACGAAATTAAATACTGGGGAGCGGGGATGACGGGCCGTTGGTCTGGAGCAGGCGGGGTAAACATTCAGAACCTTTCCGGCAAAGACCTTTTTGGCGTCAACATGAGGGATATGCTTGTCGCAGCTCCCGGGCATGTTCTCATCGCTGCCGACCTAGCTCAGATCGAGCCCCGAGTCGCATCATGGCTCGCTGGAGAAGATGAAGCTCTCGCTCAGATGGCCGCTGGAGTTTCCCCTTATATCGTTTACGCACGCCAAGCCATGGGCCTTGGAGCCGACGAGGTTTGGGCAAAGAACGACCCCCGCTACAAAATTGCCAAGATGTCGGTTCTCGGAGCTTCCTATTGCGCGGGGCACCACAGGTTCGGAGAACTCATGCGAGCGAGCGGTATGAGTGATGTTTTGGACGCAGGCCCCCAATACGAAGACACCCCCGAGCGTTACGTCGAATACATCGAAGGCATAGGCAGAGGAGAATGGCTGAAAGCGTGGAGAGAAGCTGACGAACTTGGGAAAAAGCACCTCATGCGGAGCTGGGAAATTATTATGACGTTCCGCAATGGACGGCCAAAATTGGTTGCCCTCTGGAAGCAGCTTGGAGAAGTCGCGAAAAAATCTGCCGAGAGAGGGGAAGACTTGGTTCTTGGGCTCCCGAGCGGTAGGCAGCTCACCTACAAGCACTGCCGTTTCCGCCGCATCCCGACAAAAGAAGGAGGGGGAAATGAAGTGGTAGCTGACATCGTTCGCAACGGGGTGGCGCAGTCCACCCGTATCCACCAAGGAATACTCATTGAAAACCTCTGCCAAAGCATAGCCCGCGATTCTTTTAGAGACTGCCTGTTGGCGGTCCACAACTCCGGTTGGCGTGTGATCTTCCACGTCCACGATGAGCTAATTGTTGAAGTCCCCAAAGAACAGGCGGAGACCGCCAAACAGAAAATCCTCGCAGAGATGGCGAAGTCGCCTAAGTGGGCCCCCAACCTACCTGTCGAAGCCGAAGCAACCACCGCAGAAAAATACAGCCAAGCCAAATGACGAAAACAAAGCCAAAAAAACGCAAGCCCCCGCAATGGAAAGGGAACCCGGACATCCCCGGTTGGTATGTCGTGTTCCAACGAGGGCGGGGAGTAGACGTGCTCTTCTGGGGCGGCGTGGACTGCCCCGTCTTCGAGAAGTTCTCCGAGACTGAATCTCTTTACTTCGGACCTTTCCGCTTGCCCTTCGCTGTATGATTTATCTCGGCCTTAAAAATCTCGCTTCGCAAGAAGTCCGCACTTTCTCAAACCCTCTGCAAGAGAACGTCCGAGTTCAGCCCAAGGAGCCAACAGGTATGGACAAGGAGGCAAGACGCAAGTGGCTCTCCGATTCATCCACCGACACCTGTGTTTTTTCCCTCTGGGAAGGTTTAAACACAAGTAATCGCATCAACGCAAAGGCCGAGAACCCGCCGTGGAAGATGCACGGACTGGTCGTCGATTACGACGCCCCTTCCCCCGGCAACCTCCAGCAAATCCGCGCCAATGTGGAGCAGATTCTCAAAGACACGCCCGTCTTGCTCCCTCAGTGGGGGGTTATCACTCCGAGCGGCAACCACCGACTCGTATGGGAGTTTGAATCCCCGCTCAATGTGGGGGACTCCGGAGACGCTTTTATTCTGGAAACGCTGGAGGCGCTGAAAAAACTCCTCAAGCTTCCCTTGTTGCTGGCTGGTCTGGACGAAGCGGCTTACAAGAAGCCCTCCACCTACTACGACATTGGTGGAATATGGGAGCGATTCAATGCTGACCCTCTCCCATGCTCGGAAGTTCAAGGCGTCTTCTTCAAAGCCGTCAAAACAGTTTCTAAGGGGAAAGCGCCAAAAGGGTCCACGGAAATCCCCATGGATTTGGTCTTCAAAGAAATCGAGGCGAAGTTCCCGGGCAAGTGGCCCAAAGATGTCCCATTTGAGGATGGCTGCTTGGGACCCGCCGTCTGGCATCCCGACGCAAAGAACCAGAAGACGACGGTTTACAGACCGTGGGGAATTTACTGCTTCAGCGCCGAGGACAGGCTGTTCAAATCCTACGCCGAGATTCTGGGTAAGGATTTCACACGCAAGTTCGAGGAGAACAAAATCGGAGCCGCCACAGAAGCCATCTACTACATCCCCCGCGTAGGCTACTACCGCAAATGGCCCGATGGGGCTTGGAGAGCGCAGCCGAAGGATGACTTGATCCTTTATCTCGCTGGGGCTCAGGGGTTGAGCCGCGCCAAGGGGCAAGGAAACAGCCCTTCAGAAGTTGAAAGTGCGCTACTACATATTCAACAAAGCCGAGTTCTCGACGGAGCCGTTCCTGTTGTCTACGACAACCGCGAGACCCTCCACATCGCGGGCAGGCGCTTCCTTAATCTGGCACGGGTGAAAGTGCTTGAGCCGGACACCACAACGCCAAACCCCCAGTGGGGCCAAGGGTTCCCATGGATCGCGGCGTGGATGGGGTCCATGTTCACGCCCAAAAAGCAGCTTGTCTACTTGTTGGCTTGGTTGAAACTTTTTTATGAAGGAGCCCGTAATGGCTCCCTCAATCGAGGACATGCGGTGTTCATGGTTGGAGGGACCAACCGAGGGAAAACGCTTATGAACGCTTTTTGGATTCCTCTTCTTATGGGCGGGGGCTCTGAAGCCGGGGACTTCCTCGTAGGTGGGGAGTCGTTCTGCAAGGAGCTCTTGGAGGTTGGTCACTGGCACATTGACGACTCTTTGGCTGCGAGTGACCGAATCCAGCACCAGAAATTCTCGGAGCGCGTCAAACGACTCATCGCTAACCCGATGGTCGCCTACCACCCCAAGTTCGTAGACCGCCAGATGGTCCCGTTCAACGGGCGGCTCATGGTTACATTAAACGAAGACCCGATAAGCCTGCTGATGATACCGGACTTGGACCGGAACATCGAAGACAAGCTCATGGTGTTCGGGCTGAACTCTAAACCATTTGTGTTCCAAGGAAACGCCACCACTGAGCGCACTTTGCGTCAGGAAAGTCCTTTTTTCTTAAACTGGCTACTCAACTGGAGGCCCTTGAAGAGTTTAGTCAACACGAACCACCGCTGGGGGATGCAAAACTACATCCATCCGGTTGTCCGCCGAGAAGCTGTTGCAAACTCCTACGACTCAGACCTCTCAGGCGTTTTGGACATTCTTTGGGAGACCGATAACGACTTGGTCGAACTGGCCGCGAAGAAGGAGCCGTGGGTGGGCACTGCGGCGGGCCTCACCAGCATCATTAACTCACACCCATCCGTGCGCGGGTTAGTCCACGCTATGACTGTGCGCTCCATAGGTATGCGCTTATCAAAACTGGCAAAAACCTCTGGCACGGGCGTCAAAGTCGTTCCGAGTCATTCAAAAGCAAAAACAGAATCCACAAAATACGCAATACACCATAGATGAAAACCCTAATACAAGAAACCATAGAAGCGCACCTCGCAGATGACGAGGAGATTGTTCTCGCGGACGGCTTTGAAAAAGCCTTCGTCGGGATAGCGCGACAGTTCGGAAAACCCTTCGCCGTGTACGACCGGAGCCTCTGTTTAATGGCTTTGACGGAGCAAGAAATGAGCAACGAAGAGGCGGAGGAATACATGGCATTCAACACCGAAGGGGCGTGGGTGGGGGAGAACACCCCCGCGTTTATGGAATTCGCGCCGACCGACGAAGAGAAACGCATTGAAAAATTCGTCACGGCCCTCATCCACCTAACTAAGACGGCGGAGCTTTTGGACGAAAAGACGCAGCTTCTGGAAAGCTTTGTGAGTGCCCTCGCTTATTTTTTAAAGGGCTACAATGAAATGGAGGGAATTCCCCACCTCCCGGGGGCACGAGACGCCCTTGAAGCCGTAGAATCCTTTTTAAAAGACTGATGAAAAAAGTAAGTGAAGACTTAGAGGTCATGTTTACCCGGGAGGTGCTGGCGGCAATGATAAAGTGCGCGTACATAGACGCTAAGCACGTTTCGGAAAATATGGACCCAGACATCCAAAGAGAGGCGGAGGTCAACCAAGAGTCGGCGTTAGCTTTTTTCTCAAGCCGCTTCTTCAGGGAATACTGTGAGATATTTAATCTACCCGCCAACTCGATTTATATAAACGCTTTAAGATGAACAAAGAATACCCAAAATGGGCGTGCTGGGACTGTGGAACCAAGCACGGCGCAAACAAGAAGCAAGACCGCATATCCTCTTGGCACTATGGAAAATGTGATGTCTGTGACGAAAATAAAAATGTTACGGAGCCCCGCGACTTTGGCCATTTTCCTAACTGGTTCAACCCAAAGGGGAAAAAAGTATGGGCATGAGTGAATCACTGCGCCAACTGGAACAAGAACGCGACGAGGCGAAAAAGCAACTATCTTCAACCCATAGATGGATTGAGCGGAATCATGCAGACGGGTTCATCGATTCGCTAAGTTATTCACAGAACTTAGAAAGAGTCGCGGATAATTGGTATGGTCGCCTTGACATTGTGGAGCGCGAGCGAGACGAAGCGCGACAGGCATTTGTCATTGCAACAGATCAAATGGTTTTAGCGCAGTGCAAATTGCGAGAGGCAAACACATTGGCCGAGAAAGCCAATGAACTCGTCGCTCGTTGGGACCAGCCATCGTGGAAAGACACCGCTCCGACTGCGGGGTTCATCAACGCACTCCGAGATGCGGTAAAAGCCTACGAGGAGAAGCCATGAGTGAAGAAGAATTTAACGAAGCTGTGCGGCTGAACTTCCACGATCTCGTCAGAACCGCTTCGTCCGTGCTGCGCTGCGAAGCGGCAGCCGAGGATGCCGTGCAACAGACGCTTGTGCGCGTCTGGAAGAATATTGAAGCCTTCGACCCGAAGAGGGGCTCCATTGAAGCACTACTCCATGTCGCAGTGAAACGCCAAGCGTTGGATCACCTGACGTCCCTGAAGCGCAGGATCGCGGTTATGGAAGGTTTCTGGGGCGAATACATTACCGGGGAGCGTCCTAAAAGAGATGACCCACGGATGAACCGATTGATAGCCGCATTGGGGAAGCTCCCCGATAAGCCCCGCTCCCTCATCCAAAAACGCTTTTTCGAGGGCAAGGCTGTTGCGGTTATAGCGAATGAGGTGGGGCTGTCGAAAAGCGCCACGCAAGCCCGCATCCGCCGAGCCGAAGGAGCCCTCCGCCGCCTCGCACGAAAAGAGCCCTTATGATACACGAATTTAGGGACCCCATCCCAGTAATAACCCCACTGGGAGGGGGATACGCAATATATGTACGAGATTCCGGAGCTTTTGAAAACGACGTCTGGACTGTTGTTTTGGAAGACGGAGGAGAAGTCAGGCACTTCAGGACAGATCAGATAAAACTCTACAAAAACGCAACCTTCGACATAGAACCAAAATGAAGCATACATTCGCAGGCCCAATACCGAGACACCTTTACGTATGGGTTGACTCAAACTTCACACACAAAGAACCCTGCGGGCTGGTCCGCGCTGTCTGGTTCGGCATGAACTCTTACCCCGGACGGGCGTGGGGTTTAAACATAATGTTTGAAAATGGAGCGATCTACCGCAACCTGCCGCCGCACGCGATTACATTTTCCCCCGTCGTCCTCGTAGACTGGCCAGTAAACAAGGCGCAGTTCTGGGATTGCTACGGGTGGGAGTGGACAGCGCTCGTTTACCCATACCTAGACGGCTTGGCCTGCCGAACGATATGGGGTGATGAGGGGCAGTATTTGTTCTCAGTTGCCCCGGTGGGGGACGCTTTTTCAGCCTACCCTGAACAGGCAAAAGAGTTCCTTTTCATCCAGTTATCCAATAATCGGCTGACCATTCAACCCACGAATCATGTGTTCATGGAAGAAAAGTCGTTCACTCTGCCAAAAACATCACCCACGCCAAGGCTTGTCAGGCAGGACAAAGTGTGGCACTGCGAATAAACCTATGATTGTTCCTAAACACGTATACTCACACTCAGCTATAACCCGCGTGTTCGCTGGGCAGGAGGAGAAATACCCAACCACCAAAGCCAAACTGGAGCATAGTCGAAAGTGCCTCGCCGTATGCGTCCAAAACAACTGGAGAACGTCGATGGTGCTGTGGGGAGAGACGGTGGTAGCCCTCGAAAACGCAATTTTCGCTGAAACAGTGCATTTCCAAGCCTAAATGATTGTCTCAAACTCAGGAACATTGGCAGCGGTCGTCCGTCAGGGCGATTATCTGGTCTTTAAAAGCGAAAAATGGGGTGTCGCCGTGGAATACAGCCCCGACGCCGAGCCCGGGGCCCCGGTTGTCGGTGGTTTTGCTGCCCAAAACGGGCGAGCTACCTACTTTAGCGCCGAAGAAACCTCCAAATTGCTACAAAACCACCCCCTAACGGTGGAGGATGAGCTGGTTTTGGCGCTCGAAATAGGCTCCAAGCGCCAAAGACCGAAATCGACCGTGGATGTGATTATGGGGGCAATCCGAATATACGCGGACTCCGGATACGAGACCACCGCGCAGGCCCCGGTTTGGGATGGAAGGCTCACGAGGTTCCACAAAGAGGTTGTCGGCCCTCTGACCGGGTTGACCTACACCCGGTTCCTTGCGAAAACCTACAAACGCATTCCAGCCATGCTACCGGGAGTCGAAATGTTCTCGTTGAACTGCCAACATTGGATCAGGGTTGACTGGCCGAGGGTGGAGTCTCGCGGAAACTAAGTTAAAAGGGGAACCAGCTACAGGCTCACAGTGAGACCACTCTCTGTGAGCCTGGCCTTTTTAGGGGGTCGGGCTGGTTTTTGCCGTATAGCAGACTTTATGTATAGGCAGACCGGAAAAATTAGGGAACTCCCGAAGTTTTAGGGAACCATTAGGGAACCTAATTTTCAGCGTTAGCGCATGCCTTAGAGAACTTTCTACGTTTTTTAGGGAACTAGGGAACTAGGGAACCTTTAAAAAACCTTACGCTATACACAGCCCACACGGTGGGGAACAGGCTACTGGCTATATATAATATATATTTTATTTATAATTTAAAATATGGTTCCCTAGTTCCCTATTCCCTCACAGCGCTACTGTTTTTCAACAGTTTACAAAATAGGGGACTTTTTCGCGAGGTTCCCTAGTCCCCTAACTAGTTCCCTACCCGCTCCCCCCTCCTGTTTACCGGATTTTTTTAGTGTGCCGCCCCGCCCCCCGGGGGCCCTGAAATCGGATTATTTTTTTACCTCCGATCATATACGTATGTCGCTCGGCGCAAAGGGTGGCAGGGGAGACCCCCGCCGTCGCAACCCATTGGAATAAGGATGCTTATCCGGAATTCCGGACAAGCCGAGCAGGTTGTTGACCCGTTAGGACTATTTACACAAGGCGCTACTGCTCTGTGAGTTCCAACACCTCTGCCCGCCGCTCCGGTAGCTGTCCGGTAGACAGGATGCCCAGCGAGATGAGGGGCGCTGCTCTCTTGGCCTCGTTGCGGTTCAACACATTACGGCTCATCTCCACCAGCTTGGCCACCTTGTCGGCCTTGGTAACTATATCCTGTGGAGAGAGTTGCTTGAGGATCATGGGCACAGAGCAGGCGAAGCGGTGCATGGCCTCGTCGTATTCTACCTCACGCTGCGAGCGAGGCATCCCCTCCATCCTCTTAACCAGTTGATCCAGAACGGGATCGACCACGATCCTCTGCTCCTGCACGCGCACCTGTCTTATAACATCCGGAATGACCCACTTGCGATCCTTCGCCCACCCGTGGATCACTTCCTTCGCAAGGCCCATGCGGCGAGCCGTTTCCGCAAGGGTGCATCCCTCGTCTTCCATCATTGCCCTTGCCTTCTCTTTAATCTCCTCGGGATGCGATGCAGCCATGCACCCATGATATCCGGAATCGTGGATAAGTCAAATCCCTCCCCCTCTTATACAGAGTCGTCTCCATACTAATTCTCAGCCCCCATGCAATAGAGAATGCCGACAGGGCAACCTGAACGGCACTGATCTAACGAATGCAGGGAGGACAAGTGGATGCGAGTGGCAAGACGCCATGCACGGGATGCCGTGCAGGATGCCGAACCTCTCCCCGAGCCGTGCGGATGGCCGTCCTTTAATCGGTCTTTGATAATTTAGTGGTCGAGTATCTTCTGGCTTACGCCAACCCCGCCTCCGGAAAGGCCGAGGGGAGGATGCAAGAATCGCGGATGTTGGAGGACGGGATGGCACATAGTGTTGGAGTGCTACCAGTCAGCCAGTCAGCCCGCCCCTGCGACGAACAGGGTCTTGCCTCTTCCCTTGCAGTCGTAACACCTCTCCGAACGGGACGCATCGCCCCGCTCCTCAGCATCGCTGAGCCTTGCGGAAAGTGAGGGACTCGATCCGAAACGCCATCGTGACTTTACGAGCCGTAGCCATGTAGCCCGAGTAGAACCTTCCCGCACCTCAGCATCGCTGAGCATCGCGGAGAGTGGAACTCCAAGGGATTTATTATAGAACCGAGAGGTTAGCATGGGGAGAGGTGATCGGAGAGTCGATACCAGCGGCGCGGAATGCAAGGGATCACTACCCTGCACTGGCGGGAGGCTAAAGCTGAAAGAAGCCCCTCCCGAACGAGCGGATTAAGGACATTGGAAGCGTCAAACTCTACGGAGCGCGTCTTCCTCCGGCGATTAAAAGCCCCGCAATAAATCAGTGAGCGAGAGCAGAGCAGGTTAGCACCTGTGAAGATTGGTTTTCTGAATCTGCTCTCGGCTAAAAAACTTTCACGCCGCTTATCCGGAATTCCGGATAAGCGGTGACTAATGCAACCATGAAGCCATGTGGCTTTCATGCCTGTCCCAAGTCAGGAGCAAATGCAGAGGGGTCAATCAAATACAAACCAATACCAATATGAAAAACGCAACATCCATCATCGCTTCCTTCGCAATCGTCAACGGCAACAACGCCCCCTTCCTCTCCAAGTGCGTTGAATACGCTCAACTCTCCTCGAAACGTGAGGTTCTCGGGGACACTCTCAAAGCCGAGTTCGCTGCCATACTCGCCACTGAAAACGTCAAGGAAGCCGTTGCGGCCAAGCAACTCGCAACCTCTCTCGCAGATGCTTTGGAAGGCGTCGTAAAAAGCCCCGCCAAACGTGCCTCCGAAATCCTCTGTGCCCTCGGCATCCGCCAACGTGCCGAGAAGACCAAGGACGAGGGCGACGACGAACTCTCCAAGGAGCTTGCCCCTGTGATCGAAGCCCTCAAAGCGCTCGCCAAGGAGCAAGCCGCCGACAAAGCCGTCAACGCTCTTCGCCGCGCTTATCTCTCCCTCCAAGGCGAGAACAAAGCCGAGTAAGGTTTAATTGAAACGCAACGCCAACCAACACATGACATATCAAACACGCTTGAAGCTACGGAGAGTGGTCTCCGTAGCCTTCGCCATCACATGGTGCGGGGTTTACCCCGCTTCATACCTCGCCATCTGGTTCTTCAACCTCTCGGTTGGAGACGCCCTCGCAGTCCTCGCCGCATCAAGCGCCCTCGGCCTCGTTGCCGGACTGCTCAACGACCACCTCTAATCCTTATCCGGAATTCCGGATAGCTCCTGCGGAGCCACGGGCTTCGCCGGATAAGCAAACCAAACCAACACACCTATGAATCAATTATACGCAACTCTAATCCGCTTCCGTGAAAACGAATACAAGAAAGACCACGACATCTACGCTCTGCCGCCATCGCAGTGGGCCGCTGAGCGGGGTGCAACCCACTCCCTCTGGTGCGGAGACGGGCATGGCCGTGGAACTCGCCCCGTCATCATCAAGAAAACCCGCATTTATGTCGGGGTTGATGAAACAATCGGCGGCGGTATCGAATGGCAAACTTGGACAGGGCGATTCCTGCATGAGTTTCCCGAGTGCCCCGTCCCTTTCACCCCGTTCTGAATCCTTATCCGGAATTCCGGATAAGCAAACCAAACCAACAACCAAACCAATACACCTATGAGCATAAAACTAACCCCCGCCACGCTGGACGGCAAGTCCATCGCCTACTCCAACATCACCGAGTTCCTTGTCCAAGTAGGCAGGGGGCGCGGGGCTTACTCAACCCGATACAAGTTCGTCGGAGACTTGGCGCAAGCCGTCTTCTACTACCGCTGTATCAATATCGGCAACGGCTACAAGAAACGGCTGTTCGTCCCCTCGTTTAACAAGCCAACCCTTGCCCGATATATCTCATAATGAGCAACCCAACCTGCAACCCTGCAACCAAGAAGCCAAGCCCCTGCTTCCAACATTATGTTGGTGTCGCCAACATGATCCACTATGACGGGGCGCTTGGCTACGAAGCATTTATATGCCGCCAGTGCGGAGTATACTTCGACTACACCGAAGGGGAACACCCCGCTGATGAGTGGAGCCTCTCGTTTATCCCGAAGGAAAACATCGAACACTTTCCGGTTTGTTCTGTCTGAACATACCAGATTCAACCCTGTTATCCGGAATTCCGGATAGCACAACCCAACCAACCAACACACCAACACACCAATGAGTAATACAACCGACAACCCAGCAGTTACATTCCACAACGACATCCAAGCCCTTCGAGCCAAGTATCCAATGGTCTATCTGGAGGCATGGACGCCAGACGATTTCGTCGTAGATGAAGACGGCAACTCCCCCGCCCCCGTGGATTGGAACCACCCGTTCCATGAGATCACAGCCGACAACCTGCATCGCCACTTCGACGCCGAGATTGGCACGAACTGGGATCGCATCAAGGAAGAGTCAGTCTCCTAACCTTATCCGGAATTCCGGATAGCCCAAGCCAAACCAACAACCCAACCATAGAAAACCAATACAATGAGCAAACCCACCAACACCTACACCGTCGTCGTTCAAGCCCCCGCCGTGAACGAGTGGACATACGAAGTCAAAGCCTCCTCGAAAGAGGACGCCGAGAAACTCATCCAGCAAGGGCTGGATGGTGACATCGAACTCCCCGACCCCGTCAACTTCGAGCAGGGCAACGAGGTCGATGGCGCACTGACCATCGTGGACTCCTACGAAGGCTAACCCAACCCAACAACAACAACCCAACCATAGAAAAACCAATACAATGAGCAAACAAAACACCACCACCATCGTCCCCGCCGCTTCAACCCGTGCGGTGACTCCCAAACCCACCAAGTCCGAGATCATCGAAGCGTTGACCCGCCTCAAGGTCGAGGAGATCAAGGCTGAGAATGACATCCGCGAAGCGGCAATCGCCGCGCAGCAAGAGGTCGTTAAGAAGCTGGCGCTCCAGCACATTGACACCTCTTGGGCAAAGTTTCCGGAGACCTTCTCGGTAGAGAACGCCGACGTCAGCACCGGATGCAATGAGAGCCATGTGGAGTTCGCCATCCGCATCAGCACCAACCCCAAGGACACTTACGTCTACAACAACTCCTTGATTGTTGAAGCGCCAACAGAGCTCAAGAAAGCTCTTGAGAAACTGCATAAACTCCCGAACGCCCGAAATGTCCACAGCTACGGGATCGATGAAATCCGCAAGGAAATCCGCAAGTCTCTCACCCATGATGCGGCGGGACGAGTGACCCGATTGCTGGAGGATACCGCATCCCGTGCCGCCTTATCCGACCTGTTGAAGGTCGTCGAAGCGGGCGCGGAGAAGCGGGTCAACTAACGAACCAACCTCGGGGGGCTTATCCGGAATCGCGGATAAGCCCCAAGCAGGCTTTAAAAGTGTGACAGTGAACAACAACAACAACAACCAACAACCCAACCATAGAAAAACCAATACAATGACAACCATCGACTACACCAAAACCACCAGCACCAACACATTCGACATCGCCCGAGACTGCACCCTCGTTTCCGTAGAGGGGTCGCTCTACCCATGGGCCAAGAAGGATGAGGTTGCCGCCACCAACGCCGCCTCTGCCGACCACGCTGTGAGCGAACGCTTCACGGCCTATGTCCAACGCCTCAACAAGGAGGATCGCCTGCCCCCGCAACAGATTCTCTCCGAGGCCCGCCGCTTCCTTGACTTCCCAACGGGTTTCCCTTGGAAGACAGGGCAGTTCGCCGTCTGCAATACCAAGCTGGACACCACGATCTCCAAGCTGGAGGACTTCCGCGCCAAGTTCTACGATGCCGTAGATATTCTGTGCGCTGGGCTCCCTGCTCTGGAGGCTCGTGCCAAGGCCGAGTTGAACGGGGCGTTCTCCCGCCTTGGTTTCCCTACGGAAGCCGAGGTTCGTGAACGCTACACCTTCACCATCAAGACGGGGGTCATACCCCATGCCGATGACGTAAGGCTCAACAACGTGTCGGCCAAAGCCAAGGCGTCCATCGAAGCCAGCATCCGCAAGGAGCAGGCCGAGAAGGTAACGGAGTTGCACCAGCAGGTTGTCGGCTCCTTGGAGGCGGCACTCAACCGAGTCGTCACCAACCTCACGCAGTTCACCGAGGGCAAGATCACCCGCTTCGAGGATTCCCTTGTCACCAACTTGGAGTCCCTCATCGAAGCCCTGCCGTCCCTCAATGTGACGCAGGATCGAGCCGTGGATGCCACCATCACCCGCTCCCGCTCCCTTGTAGCCGGACTCCAAAAAGCCCTGCAAGAGCAGACGCTCCGCGACAAGAAGTCCGAGGCTGGCCCCGCCGTCCGCAAGCAGATCGCCAAGGAGGCTGGGGACATCCTCTCCAAGCTCAAAGCTGGAGCCGTCAAAGCGGCGGTTTAAGAACCAGTAAACACAAACCCACGGGGCTTATCCGAAATTCCGGATAAGCCCTGCAACCAAGCACCCAACAACCCAACCATACCAGCAAACCAATATGAGCACTCCAACATACCCACTACGTATAGACCACGGCAACTCCAACTTCATCGACTACAAAATCAGTCACGAACTCCCGTCATTCGACTGCCCTGTGACCGACTCGGTAGCCAACGAACACTCCATTGTCGTTCGGCTCACCTACAACAAAAACCTGAAAAAAGCCTACGGCAGTGTCACTTATGAGCAGAATGGAGACCACTACGACATCGGTGGAGAACTCAAACTTACTGACGAGCAGTTCTACCGGATCACCAACCACCCTGCCCAACTCCTCCCCGAGGATAAGCTCGCCACCCTTCGCAGTGTGAAAGGCAGCGTCACCATCAAGGATGGAGTAGCAACCCTACCTGATGGATCACAAGTAACCCTGTAACAGCTAACTTTTGGGAGGGGTGCAATAGATAACACCCCTCCCCTTCAACCAAGCACCCAACAACAGCAGTAACCAAAACAACACCAATATGAGCACCACAACACAACCCAACCAAGCCGTAGCATTCCCCCTCACAACCATCAAGCAGGCCATCGCCGTCTGCTTTACCCCGTCCCTCAACCTCGTCCCCGTCATCTGGGGGCCGGTGGGCTGGACTAAATCAGCGACCATCAAGAGCATAGCCGATGACCTCGGCCTGCCCCTCCATGATGTCCGCTTGTCGGACAAGGAACCCACCGACCTCGGCGGTATTCCATTCCCCGTTGACAAGAAGATCAACGGCAAGGTTGAGAAGGTTCTCACCTACCTCGCCAACTCCCTGCTCCCATGGGCTGAACTATACGGAGAGGACTACGAGTGCATCCTCTTCTTCGATGAGGTTGACCGCACCTCGGTTGACGTTCTTAACGTAGCCCTCCAAGTTCTCTTGGATCGCGGCGTCAACGGACGTAAGCTCTCCAAGGGAACCCACATCGTCTGTGCTGGCAACGGCACAACCGATACTGGCACAACCGAGTTGACCAGTGCCGCCGCTACCCGCCTCGCCCACCTCTATGTTGAGACGAGCGGAGCACGGGCGCTTGACCACTGGATCGACTGGGCTAACCGCTCCGGTATTGACCCCGCCTTGGTTGGCTATGCCCGCTTCCGCCCCGATGTCTTCGGTGGCAAGAAGCAGGTTTACATCGAGCAGCAGAAGCCCAACCCCCGCACCTTTACTTGGGCGGCGGCGGCTCTTGATCTTCTCGCTCAACTCCCCTTCGCTCCGGAGGTTGGTGACGCCATCGTGTTCGGCCTCGTTGGTCAAGCCGCTGGCCGTGAATACACCGCATACAGGGAGCAGTTGAGCAAATGCCCAACCTACGAGAAGGTCGTCAAGTCCCCGAGCACGGCTCCCCTCCCTCCCGCCGAGTCGGTTGGCATCCTGTATGCCCTCGGTGAATCCTACGCTGTCCGCCTGTTGGATGAATCCCGCACCGAGCGTGGCCTGTCCCCCGAAGTCAACCCCAACGAGACCGAGGCCGTGGCGAATTATTTCGCCCGCTGTGCTACGGAAATCCCATCGCACAGAGAAGCGGTCGCTTGGTTCTTCCGAGTGGCTGGATCGAAGATTCCCTCCCTCGCTGGACTCCCTGCCTACAAGTCGGTCGTAGGCTAACCAACCCGCCAACGCTGGCTATCCGAAATTCCGGATAGCCAGCAGGTAGCAACTAACTTCAACAACCCACGCAATAGATACCAATATGAGCAACATCGTTACACCCGAAGAAAAAATCAAACTCGCCCTCGACTGGGTAGCCAAGCAGGAACCCTTCGTCATACCCGTAGTCCTCTCCCGCTGGGCAGTCATTGCAACCATTAACCCAAGCAAGTGTCCCACCATGCAGACCGATGGACGCCGCATGGAGTATAACCCCGCCTTCGTAGAGGAGTTGTCCTTCTCGGCTGTCAAGGCCATCGTCCTCCACGAGACAGGGCACTGCATCAGCCATCACCACCATCGCCGTGGCTCCAAGAACGCCAAGGGCTGGAACATCGCCGCCGACCTTGCACTCAACTGCCTCCTGTGGAAAGGCTACGTTGCCGCCTTCGACCACGATGTCAATCGTCTATACGCAGAGTTGGTTCACAGCGACAAGCACGGCGGTTGCTTCGTCGGGTTCGGCTCGTTCGCTGGCCTGCCCTACAACAAGTCAGCCGAGGAGTATTACGACCTGCTCAAATCGCAGAATCCCCCGCCTCCCAAAGGCAAGCAGCCCAACCCCCAACCACAACCTCCGGATGAGGACAAGGATCAGGACGGCGAGACAGGGCAAGGCAAGGGCAAGGGCAAGCCCTCCGATGAGGACGCCGACGATGCCGATGGCAAAGGTGATGCCGACGATAGCGACGATGCCGACGATCAAGACGGCGAAGGCCAAGGCGTCGATCCTTCCGACTTCGATGACGAGGATGGGGACGGCTCTGGCTCAACCCCTGCCCCTTCTGGTGAAGGCGACGATACGGATACCACTCCTCCTGCTGGCAACGGCAAGAGCGAGCACGACCCGTTCGCCAACCTTCCCGATCCCACCCAAACTTTTGGTGGTGGTGTTGAAGACGCCCCCGAGGAGGCAACCCTCCGTGAAGATGAGGCCAAGCTCATCTTGGAGGTTCTCCTTGGGGGTGATGGGTATGGCAGCACTGGTCTGGGTAACATCGTCAGCCAATACAAGCAGTCGGTTGAGGGCGACCCCGAAGCCGCTGCCCAAGTCAACTGGCGCAAGGAGTTGGAGAAGTTCCTCCGCACCCAACACGCTGCTGGCTTCAAGTATGACCGCCCATCCCGCCGTCATGGACACCGCTCCGATGTCGTGCTACCCGCCCGCCGTGCTCGCTCCAAGACCAAGGGGCTGTGCATCATCGACACCTCCGGTTCGATGGGTGACGGGGAGTGCAACCAAGCACTCGCTCACCTCGGGAAGATTCTCTCCCTGTTTCCACAAAGCACCGTGACCGCTATTCAATGCGATACTGGTGTCCGTGCTTCCAAGGAGTATCGGGCCTCGGACTTTCCGATCACCGAGTTCGAGGGCTGGAGGGGCAGGGGCAACACAGACATGGCCCCCGCCTTCCGCTGGGCCAAGGAACGCCGTAGCCAATACGACTGGATCATCATGGTCTCAGACATGGAGTGGTGCTGGTGGCAGGCCGTTGATCCGGGCATCCCCACGCTCTGGATCAATACCCGTGTCCGTCTGTTCGGCGGCGGCGACATCTACGGCGGCGGTCATCAACTCCCCTTCGGCAAGCTGGTCAACTTCCACGCTCCGAAGGCGGCATAACAAACAAACCCACGGGGCTTATCCGGAATCGCGGATAAGCCCCA